CTTCATCTTCTTCATCTACAGAAGGATCAGGAGCCATGAGTTGCTGAATACCAGTAATTGCTAAGTTTACAGCAAGACTTGCGGCTGTAAGTGCTGCGAATGCTTGTAGTCCGGCAGCCGTTGAACCTGCAGTTGCTCCAAAAGCTGTTCCGCTCATTAAAGCGCCTATACTACCTGGCATAGCAAACATTAAGGCTGCAATTGCTACTGCGGTGAGAATTTTTGCACCGCCAGACTTAGATCCAGCAGCGACTGGAGTAATTACTACATCACCTTCTCGTAAAGGAAGTAAACATTCTAAAGGAGTTTCAACTTCATTACTGCCTACTTCAATATGAAAACCTATATCTGCTTCTGCACAAGCTATAAGATACTTTCTTAATTCTGGATTATTTGCTTGAATAAGACGTAAAGCATCTCGAACACTCTCTCCATGAAAAGAGTGCTTTCTTCCAAATTTTAGTCCAATTTCTCCTTCGAGATAAATATTACGTTTCATATCTATATATTCCAGTTAAGTACCTTTTCCAAAGAGGGTACAAATTTTCTCTGCATGAAAGTCTATTGACTGCATGGTGAAAAAATATATCGTTTCCTAAATAAATTCCACAATGATTTCCTACTAAAGACCCCATTGTAAATATTAGTAAATCATTGGGAAGTAAATTGTATACTTTTGTAAATCCCCATTCTTTTATATGCTCATCTGTAAAATAGTCGTGTCCAAGTTTCCACCAATCATCAACATATGGAAGTAACCTTTTAGGCAACTGTATATCTAGTTCTTCATTATAATAATCACGACAGGCTTCTAAACAGTCGAACTTACCAAACTCATACTCTCTCCCAATTAAAGCATTTACTTTTATTTCTGGTTCGAGTATATTTAACTCCATACTTGGGTAGCTAAATATGTAATATGGTACTCCTAAAGAATTACAGTATTTTTTATCGTTCTCACTAGCTTCGTTTGTATATTCAACGTGATCATGAACTATAGCAAATATATCAGCTTTTCTTTTTACAGAAATATAATCATTTGGATCAAGAATAAAATCTTCATCTTCTGTTGCTAAATTCTTACAAGGAAAATATTGTTTCTTTCCTTTTACTATTCCAATTACACCACAAGCCTCTTTTGGATACTCATTACTAAAATGTTCTCTAATCTCTTCTATCATCTAAACTTCTTGCTGCCTATAAAGGCCCCAAAAGGTAAGGGTTTTGCTGTGTCTTTGTTTGTAGTTGGAACTTGATTTGCGCTTGCAGCACTATAGGGAACATATTGAAATCTGCATTTGCAAGAGTCTAGTGTCTTTCCGCATATGTCGCCCTTCTCCCAATAGCTAGAACTTGTAGACGGTGTATTTCCTGTTCCTGCAATAATACATTTCCATACAGTTGTTTGTGTTCCATCATTATATTCTACATAATCTCCTACAGAGTATGCTGTAGAAGCATTATAGACTGAATACTCAAAATAATCTGTTCCGGCAGATCCCCAAGAACCCATATTAGCACTTCCGGAGGGAACTATGGGTTCATTATCTTGTGTAAAGTAAGCTTTATGAGTATTTACTCCTCCGCTTCCATCTGCATAGGACACTAAACTATTTTTATTCCAAATACATCCACCTTTTTCACTAAGCGAGTACCCTTGATATTGCCAAGAACAATACTTTCCAATTACTTGACGATTCGGTATTTTAATTCCTGAAAGATCAAAAGGAGCAGCAAGTTCATATGTAACTGCTACATTATTCTCACCAGAGATTCTATCGAGTATAAATTTCTTTATAGGAAATTCTACAGGAGGTGAAGCGTCTCCGCTTTCTCCATATAAATACTTTTTAAGAGTTGTTCTTTTTGTTAGTCGTTCTCCAACTAAGTCTTCAGGTCTTACATTTCCAATTGCAGAAGAAAATACATTTGTTACATTGGCTACCGTAAGAGTAGGACGATTTATTGCTCCATCCGCAGACATTTCTACTCCGTCCATTTCAATAGGAAAAGCTGTATAAGTTCTAACTGTATACGGACTTGTTCTATCTCGAAATTGAACAGTTGTTAAATCTTCTTCAAGTCCAGAATGAAAATATAGAGTAGAGCTGCCGACCACAAGTTCGTATAGCTCTACTAATTCACTTCCTGGATCCTGAAGTTGTACTGAACTGATTAGTTCACTCATGCTTCGTATACTCTTCTAAAAGTTGCTGATGCAGAATAAAAATCATCGTAAGAATAGTTTTGTGCAAAAGTATCACAAACTACTTTGATTGTAGTTTCTCCGCCGTTATTGCTATCTGGAATTGTATAGCTAAATGCAGTTGTTCCATTTAAGGAACCTAAGTATCCTGTAATATCATCTATCTCTTCTTTTGTACGATTATTAAAAGTAACATTAAATATTTCATCAATAGAATTAATTCCATCTGCTATACGTTGTTCATACCCATCACCAAAACGAGCAACTAATACTCTAGGCGTAGACTGTCTCTGAAGCCCTCTATCAGGTAAAATGTCTCTGCTTCCATAAGTAGAAGTTGTTGTAAATCCAAGTGCCATTATGCTGCTCCATAGGGGCTAAGTATTCCGCCGGATCGTTTTTGATTTTGAAGTTCTATTTGTACTGCTCGTGCAACTGCTCTTCCAATATCTGCTCCTTGACCGCCTTGGTCTACATTTGTAGAAGCGTTTCCTTGATTATCAATCGCTACATTTACAGTAACATTATTTTGTTGATTTGTTCCGCTCATTTGAACAGGAATAGACTTTCCGTCCGGTAACGGAACTACTGCTTCTGTGCCGTGAAGAGTTACAGGATAACCACTGTTAGGTCCTCTTGCAATTCCTCCGACTCCATAGGACATTTTTCTTCCTTCTGAAAATACGCCGCCATTTCTTGCTACTCCCGCCGTATTGATACTACTAGCAGCATCTAAACTTCCAAAAGAAGGCGGAAGAGTTGGTCCTGCAGGCAACAGGAAAGAGCTAACTGCTCTAAATACCATCATTTTAACTATCATTTGAGCAATATCTCGTAAGATATTTAAAGCTATATCAGCAAATGCTTGTTTAACAGATTTAGTTCCATCAATTATACTTGTTAAGCCATTACTGATATTATCAGTTATAGATGTAAATATTTGCTGCTTATTTTCTAGTAAAAGCATTAGTTCTTGCTGGGCAGTAATCTCATTCAACAAATTTTCTTGATCTATTAAACTTAGCTCTACACCTTGTTTTTTAAGATCTATCAACTTTTCCTCGAAGGCTTGTTGAATAGGATTAAAAGATATTGCATTTATTTTTGCTTGTGTCAGCTCATTTTCTGCTTTGACAGAATTAATTGTAGAATCAGCAATTCTTTCTTGTATATTTAATTGTTGATTAAGAGTTGCTATTCTCTGTAACGCTGCTACTTCAGCAGCTTCATCTGCTTGAATTTGATTAGGATCAGAAAATTCTCGCCTAGATAGTCTTATTCTAGCTGCTTCTAACTCTTGTGATGCGACTAATCTTTGAGCTTTTAAAGCTCTTATCTCATTTTCTCTTTGTTGCCTAGCTTGAGTAAATCCAAAAGAAACAATTCCAGATTCTATTCTTAGTCTTTGCAGTTGCAAAGCATTCAGTTGCTTTGTAGCAGCTAATTGATCGTATTTATTTTTTAGAAGCCTTTCTTGAGTGTCTAGTTGGTACTCTTCCATCTCTTGACGCATTTCATCTAAGAAATTTTGATCTTCTACTACTCCTAATCTTTCTTCTGCTAAAGCGAGTTCTCGTTCTGCTCCGAGCAGGCGTACATCTTGAGCATCTACTCCTTGCTGACGAAGCCCTTCTAATTTTGCTTCTGCTCCGATAATTGCTTGACGAGCTTGTAATACCTTATTATCTCTTGCTAGAGCTTTTGTTTGTAGATTAATTTTCTTATCTTCAAAAGTTATACCTAGAGTTGTTTGCTTTAAAATTTCTCTTTCGTTTCTTAACTGAGTATCTTGATTTTCTAATAGTGTCTGACGTATTCGGGCTAAATTAGTAAAATTTGTAACGTTAGTTACTACTGTCTCATTTAAAGCATCTAATTGCTCTTGCTCTCCTAATCCTTGACGCACAAACTCTTTTACTTCATCTGTAGCTGTTTCTATTTTTGCTAGCTCCGAATCTATTCTTTTTTGGGCCGCATTTAAAACAGTTACAGATTCTTGTAGCCTTGATTGACTGGTCTGTAAAACTTGGTCTACAATAGTAGCAGTTGGGGTTCCAATAAGTTTTTGTAAATCTGCTGTAAGCTGTTCTTGAGATCTTACCAAATTTTGACTAGCTTGAGAGGCTTCTATATATGAATTAGAAAGTTTAGTAAGTTCTGCTATTTGAGCTTCTGTTAAATCTGCTCCAGATTCTAAGGAAGTTAGTAACGGCTGAAATTCTTTATCTATTTTTACTAATTCTGATGCAATTCCTGATAAAGTTGCAACAGCTTCTGTACTGCTTCTATCTATTTCATTAATGTCGAGAGCGAAATTTAATACATCTGCTGTTGCAAGAGCATTGCCTAAACTCTCCACTTCTTGACGTAAGGACATTATACCTAAATCTCTTCCTTGTCGAGACCTGGATAGTTCCTCTTCCAAGCTACTATACTTTCCTAAAACTCTTTCTGTTTGAAGCGCTAATTCATCATTGCCTTCTTTCACTTTGTTAAAAAACTTTTCTTGTATAAAGTTGTATGCTTGGACTGCAAAATCTTTTATGAGAAAAAGAATTCCAATAAAAGAAATTGCTTTAAAAGCCTTATCAACAGCCTTTGCTGCAAAAGCACTTGCTGTTGCAATTCCTCTCATCGCACCTTTCCAAGCTGTGCCCACTCCCGCACTTGCTATCTTTAAAACACCTCCGGTTGTTTTCCAATGCCTTTTAATTGTATCTGTGGCTTTTTTACTATTATTTACAATATTATCCAGATCTGCTTTAATTCTTTGCTTCGCTCTTGGGTCTATTCCCTTAAAAGCTCCGGTTTCTTTTTCAAGACTTGATCTCAGCCCTACCGCTTGTCTAAGGCTTATTTGTTCTCCCGATTGAAGTTGTGCTCCCGCACTTCCTTTTCTAAACTCTAATCCCTGAAGTCTTTTTTGTAATTTTGATACTGATTTTTGTTTTGTAAATTCCGCCTCAGTAACAGAGGTTAATTTCTTTAAGTTTGCAGCAGACTCTTGATAAGCTTCCTTTTGTTTTTTAGCTGCTTCAGTAGCAGAGGTTCCCCAATCTTCCAAATTTGGTATAATAGATTTTACAATAGGAACTGCAAATAAAGCTAAGGCCGCAACTAAAGCGCCTGTATTTTTGTTTAAAAATTGAAATACAGGGGTAAGACCTTCTGTAATTCCCCTTCTTAAAGTGTTTAGCAGTTCGTCAAACGAACGAGTAAATTGATTTAATGCAAAAGCATCAGGATCCATTACCTCTTCTAAAGCTGAAAATTTTTGCTCTGCCTGCGTTAAGACTTCATTTACAACTGCTTGACTTTTTTCAAATGTTGTAAGTTGAGAAACAGGTTTTCCTATTGCAGCAGCATAATTTCTAGTTGCAGTATCTAAACGTAGTATAATACCTAATTCATCTAAAAGTTCTGGTTCTGCCTTTGTAACACCTCTCACTAGACGATTGAAAGAGTCTGTTAAATCTCTTCCTAAAGCAAGAGAAACATTTTTTGCAGCAGTTCCTAACTCTGTTAATTGGCCAGAAGTTAGTCCTGCTGCTGTTCCTATTGCTGCAGCTCTAGCTGCTTCTGAATATTTTAATTGTCCTTCTGTTGCCTCTACAAGGGCATTTGAAATAGTTTTATATCCTACTCCAGTAGTTAAAGTTAATGCTTCTTGGCCGCGAATAAGGTTTGTAAAATCAAAAGCATTTTGTAAAAATTGAAATGCTGCCGTAACCGCAAATACTTGAGCTGCAAGAGTTGCATAGGCAGGCACAAGTCCTCCACTAATTCCTTGTGCCATTTTTGAAAAGTTTTTAGTTGAATTAGAGGAAGTACGAGCAGCACCTTTTAAATTACGATCTGCAGTTTGAGCACCTTTAGCAGTTCTTTCTAATCCTTCTCCTGCTGCTTTTGCTTTCTTGCCAAGAACAGATAGATTACCTTTGTCATCTATCTTTACTTTTATATTTATCGTATTATCAGCCATTAGCCTTTAACATTATGGGTGTAGTTTTTTCCACCGCTTTTTGACTTACGTTCGTCTGCTTTACGCTTTCTTTCTGCCTCTTCAAATCTATAATTCATTAGTATTCTTTCGTATGCCTTCATAAAGTATAAAACTTGTTTTTTATCCTCTACTGCATATATAGAAAACAAAAGATCACATCCTGACCAATCCTTTCCCATGTAAGATCCTGACATTCCTTCCCAAACATCTGAGAGAAGGTTAAACATAAAAAATGCCACTTGTACCTCGTCAGGAAAAGCTGACTCGGTAAGCGGCATCTTTTGGGGGTCAGGCTCTTCGCCTAATTGCTCACATATAGATAAATATTTATCTATATTAAAGTTTGAGTTCTGTTCTCTCACATAGCGAGCAAGTAGGTCTTGAACTCTTTCTACTTGCTCCCAGTAAAATTTTCTAAGTCACCTACTGTTTCTGTTACCCAAGTATCAAATACATTAGAGTTTTTCATTAACAATTCTGCATTTTCTTGAGTAAAAGGCAGTTGATCATTAGCATCTTGAGAAGAAACATCCACCAAAAGAAACTCTTCTAAGTATGAATATTTAAACCCTGACCACGTTTTGATAACTGCTTTAACGTATTCTTTTAAAAACTTATCTTCGTCTAACTCTTCTTCAGGCTGACGAGTTTTCTTATTAAATTTTGTTGTTACGCACTTCTTTCGAAGTTTTACCAGTTCATCTCTTCCAAGATAACACAAATCAACAGTTAGACCATCATACCCAGGAAAATCTATTGTTACTGTTTTGCTTGGAGTCATAAGACTCGCGAGTGATACTGGTTCCTTTTTTACTGCTGCCTCTGTCATTCAAAAAATCCTTCTTCAGTTAAAAAAGTAGGG